ATTGAGTTAGCTATGCGTGCTCCTGCTTTACCAAATGGCGGTGACGCTGCTGATGACGCTATCGTTATCCAAGACCCACACTCAGGCATTGTTTTCGAGATTCGTACTTATCGCGGATACCGCAAGTCAATGATTGAAGTAGCGGCTACTTGGGGCGTTAAAGCATGGAAAGGTGATTTCATTCAGCAAATCGTTGCTCCATTAGGCTAGTAGTTTTGTAGTGTTTTTGGGCGGCTTACTTGGGTTTCTCTCCCTTTTCCCTTGTAGGTCGTCCATTTTTTTAAGGTGATAAAATGGCATTAACGATAGAAACAGGACAGCAATCAACGACTGCTAACAGTTATGTTACTGTCGCTGGTTATGATGCTTACCTAAACGCTAGATATATTGGCAGAACAGATATTAGTGACGCTCAAGCAGAAGCGTATATCCTGCGAGCGATGGATTATTTTGAACAATTAGAATTTGTAGGTATTAAGGCTACGGAGCTACAAGCGTTACAGTTCCCTAGAGCTTATATCAGCATAGATGGTTACGGAGTAGACAGTGACGAGATACCTAAACAGGTAGTTACTGCAATATACGAAATAGCCTATGGTTTCGAGCAAGGTTTCGGAATCAACGACCCTATTGGTAGGGAAGTATCTAAGGAGTCTGTAGGCTCTTTATCAGTAGAGTACAAAGGCTCAAGCGCAGACCGTACTTTGCTCCCTGCGGCTTCTCAGGCGCTTAGAAAGCTAATTAAAAGCCCAGTATCGGTGGTTAGAGTTTAATGGCATACAATTACACGCCATTACAAAAAACGGCAACCGACTTAATAACTAAGTTCGGTCAGGCTGTTACATTCACTAAAACGTCAGATACTACTTATAACCCCACTGATGGAACATTCGGCAGCTCAAGCACTAGCACATATACTGCACAGCTAGTTCTTATGAATGAGCCAAAGCAAGAAGGCGAAGAAAGCCTGCAAGAAATAGAGCAAAATGCCTTGGTTACAAGCTCAACTGCGCCTGTTATTGGTGATGCTGCTGAGATTAATGGCGAGAGCTATCGTGTAACTAAAGTAACAAAAAACCAGCCAGCATCTACCGTTGTATTTTATGAAATACGGTTAGCTAGTTAAATGAAGAAGGCTCGCTGGGGCGACAGCCAAGTTAAGAAGGGCAGTATAAACGCTGTAATGGATCATCTAGAGAAAAAGATGGACTTACACGCTAGAGGGCTGCTGTTTAGTATCTTTGCCGATACGATTAAAGCAACACCCAGAAAGACTGGTAGGTTAGCTAATAACTGGTTTACTAGCATAGGCGCAGTAGATACTAGCGTAAGAAGTAAAGGCGGCAACCAGTCGGTGAATAATGTTACAGAAATGCTTAATAAAAAATTTGAGCTGGGCGATACGGTATACTTCTCAAATAACCTGCCGTATGCGATGGCTATAGAGTTTGGGCATAGTAAGAAACAAGCGCCGAAGGGTATGCTCAGAATATCTGTTAGGAATAATGTATGACCGTTGACTACCAACTAATAACTCAGGACGCTACAGGTAATATATTCAATATAGACGCTGGCTCTATTACTGACGGTGCTGCGCCTGATACTTCCAGACCTTTTAGGAATATAAGAATAGCTTTCGAGAGTCAATTTAACACAGCCGCACAAGGTTTAAGTATTAGCGATAAAGCGTTTGAAAATGTAAATTTTAATTTAGCTGCTGTTTCAAAAGCCACTGCGGTATCTGAGTTTTTGAGGGGTACGCTTTTACCCGCTGATACAAGGGTAGGCAGTTTAGGCGCTACTGGTAGAGATGTTAATACTGGTATATTCCAGATAGACTACTATAACAAGGTTGGAGTAGGTGGTTATAGTGAAAAAATTGATGGCATTGCAAATTACTTTACGAGAAGTTCAAAGTTCGTAAGTAATGGGACAACTGTTATTATAGATAACGTATCTTTAGGCGTTGGGCGCAGAGAAGATGCTTTTTTTGTTAGAAATATAGACGTATCTTATACTGCGGTTACACCCGCTAGGAGTTAAAAATGGCTTTACCTGCTACGGGTCAAATGCAGACCCTTTCATTCAAAGAAGAATCTACTTATGGCACAAGTGCTGGCGGTGCATTCGCTCTAGTCGAGCACAATTCTAATAGCCTAGCATTGGCGATTAATTTTTTAGAGGAAGCCACATTGCGCGGCACTCGTGAAGTTAATGAGCTTATCGCTGGTACTCATGCTGTCTCAGGTGAGATTAGCGCTAACCTTAGTCAGCAGGCTTCACATATAACTTTAATTCAAGCTGCTTTACATGATCACTCAGCAGCTAATACTAACCAGTTTAATATAGACGGCACTCGTAAGTCTTATAGCTTTGCTAGAGAATTTAACGACCTTAACGCTGGTGACAGTGCTACCGTTGCTGATGATTGTCAGTTATTCTTAGGTTGTGAAATCAACACTTGCGCGATTAGCGTACCTGCTGACGGTTTCGTTACTGTATCTTATGGCATTGTTGGCTCTACTATGACCAGCCATGATACAAGCCAAGACGGTTCTGCTACTGCGGTAACTGCTAAAGTCCCTTATCGTGGTCAAGACGCTAAAATCGTTATCGAAAACACAGGCGGTAGTAGCTCTACTGGCTCTGTTATCGTTACCCAGTTTGATTTAAACATTGAAAACGGTATCGAGCAGGCTTATGTAGTAGGCGACAACAAAACTGTACAAGGTGCAATCGGTAAGGCGCGTGTAACTGGTTCTTTTAGCGCACACTTTACTAGCGGTGAGCACGTTGCGAGATTTATTAATTCAACTGATACTCGCATTTTGTTACAGTTAGGCTCAGGCGCTACTGGTATGTCTTTTGAGTTACCACGATGCCGATTCACTAACACTTCTACAGAAGCTGGCGGTGAAGGTATGATTGAAGTCGCAGTTGAATTTACTGCGTTACAAAGCACTGACGGTGCTACTAGCTGCATCACATTCGATTCAGCGTTATAATATACGCGCCCTTCGGGGCGCAACTTATTCTTGGGAGAGACAAATGAAACTTAATGATATTTATACTGTAGACGACCACGAGCTTGGGGCTGAGGTCAGAATTAAAGACGGTAACGGCAAGCTAACCGCATTATGGATTAAGGTTAAAGGCGCAGACAGCGTAGCCTACCGTAAGCAACTCAAGCTACAGAAGAAAAAATATCAAGAGGCTTTATTACAGAAACGCGACCTTGACGAAGATGACTTTGTTATCGAAGCATTATCTGAAATCATTATAGGGTGGCGTGGTACAGACGAGGAGTATAGCAAAGAGCTATGTGTTGAATTGTTGACCAAAGCGCCATTCGTTCGTGACCAGATCGATGCCTTTATGAGTAATCGGGCAAATTTTACGAAAGCCAAGCGGAAGAAGTCGTAGCGTTTGGCAAGTGGGTATTTAAAGCCAATTCTAGGTCGTTAGACGGCAAGACAACCAAGTTAGAGCAGTGGCGAGCTATTGAGCGTATATCAGGTACTACACCTGAGCCGCTAAAGAATATGCCAGAGCTTAAAGATTGGCAAGAGCCTGTTTGGGTAGCCTACAGCAAGATGACTACTAATCTTGATAAGCTGACCTTACAGGATATTAAAGCCTACTCTGACTTGTACGATGAGCCATTTGAGCGTTGGGAAATTGACGCACTACTAGGTATAGACCTTGCGAGGCAAAAAGAATGGCAAACGAAGTAGAAACGCTGATATTCAAAGCTCAGACAAAAGAGCTTAATCAAGCAAAAAAAGACCTTAGAAAGCTCAAAGAAGCCGCTAACGATGCTGGCGATGCTACTGATAGTCTAGGTGGTAAGCAGAAAGGCTTTGGGGCAGCCCTTAAAGCCAACAGAGGGAAGATAGCCGCAGCCGTAGCAGGTTTTACCGCCCTAGCTTATGCCGTCAACAGAGGGCTTAAAGCAGTCGAGGAAGCTGGCGCTAATTTCTCTATCTTAAATGCTCGATTAGTTACTGCTACAGGTAGCACAGCCGCAGCAGCCGCAGCGTTTAAAGACCTTAACGAGTTCGCCCTACAAACTCCCTTCACGCTAGATGAATCTGTTAATGGTTTTGCCAAGCTAGTCAACTTAGGCTTAGAGCCTACGAAAGCGTCCATGACGAGCTTTGCTAATACGTCAGCCGCAATGGGTACGTCTCTTGAGCAGATGATCGAGGCGGTTGCTGATGCTTCTACAATGGAGATGGAGCGCCTTAAAGAGTTCGGTATCAAATCAAGAAAAGAAGGCGACAAGGTAACATTCGCTTTCAGAGGTATCGAGACTACAGTAGAGCAAAGCAGCGCAGCAGTCCTAGCCTACTTAACTGAAATCGGTAATACCACATTCGCTGGTGCAGCTATTGAGCAAACGAAAACGCTCAAAGGCTCAATATCAAACTTAGATCAGGCATTCGGTAACCTAGCTATAGCTGCTGGTGAGGTATCTGGCGCTAACGATATATTCGCCAAATCAAATAATGATTTATCTGACAGTTTGAATGACAAAGAATTCCAAGAGGGCGTAGCTAACCTAACGACCGCATTAGCTAAAATAAAAGCAGGGTTAGTCGGTATAGGAACGTCAGCATTACAAGGTGTAGTAGACTTTATAACTACGACACAGGCAGAAGAAGCTAGTAACTTAATTACTGAGCTTGAAAGAGCAGAAGCTAAATTAGACAGCTTTGCAGAAGTAGCTGGTAAAGAGCAGAATGTTTTTTATCAACAGACGCTAGATAGAATTGCTGATGCGGAGCAGGCGATTGCAGACTTCAATATAAACCCTGATAACAGGTTAAGCATACAGGTAGCTGGCTTAACTTCTACTGACGGCTTTAGAGATACTGAAACAGGTACAACAGAAAGACCTACGGAGACAGTAGCAGAGGGAATTTCAGAAGGTGGAGAAGCAGAGCTTACAGCTTTCGAGGAAAAGCTAAACGCTGAAAGAAAACTACAGGCGGATTTTGATGAGTGGCTTAAAGGTCGAGAGCTTACAGACTTAGACCGCAAGAAGGCGGCGCATTTAGCAGAGCTTGAGGCAGAGCAAGCTCGCGCAGATGAGCACATCAGAATAATCACAGAAGAACTAGACGCAATCGCTGAACTAGAGCAGCAAAAAGGGCTAGAACGCTTTGAGATGAAGCAAGAGTTAGACGAGACATCGTTTCTCAAGCAAGCATCACAAGGCGGTAAGACGCAGAAGTTTTTAGAAAAGGCAGCGAAAAGTGATTTAGATTTAACCAAGCTAACAGGTAAGCAAAAGGCTAAGGTAGCTATCGGTATCGGTGGAGATATTCTAGCTAGTGCTGCACAGAATAGTGAAACAGCGTTTAAGATGCAGAAAGGCTTAAAGATAGCCGAGACTATTCAGAGCACTTACTCGTCAGCCACAGGCGCGTATGATGCTTTAGCCTCTATACCTTATGTTGGACCAGCTCTAGGTATCGCAGCAGCGGCAGCAGCAGTTATGTCTGGTATGGCTAACGTAAAAGCAATACAAGCCACACAATTTAATAAAGGTGGCTCTGGTGGCGGTGGCGGCAGACCTTCAGTACCTAGATCAACAGGTAGTGGAATATCTGCGAGCAGCGCGGCACAAGCCGCACCAGTACAGGCAGCAAACGATGAAGAAGCGGCAGCTACGCCAAGTATAGTGAATGTGCAAGTAGACGGTTCTATTGACCCTACAGGCGCAAGGCGTATTATAGAGGCTTTAAATGAAGCGACCGAAGATGGTCTAGAAATTAACGCATTGGTGGGTACATAATGGCGGGCGCACTTTTAGTAGAAAACAAAATACACCACGAGTATTGGCGGAAAAAGTCAGGCACTACTACTATAGCTTCTACTGAAACTGCTACCTACGGAACAGAGGAAGGTTTTGCGTTTGGTAACTGCGTAGATGATAACGGTGCTACTTCTTTTAGGGCTGCATCGGGTAAACAAGCATTTATTACTATAACTTTTCCTGTATCTACCACTATGAATGGTTTTGCTATTTATGGGCATAACTTAACGAGATTCCAAAAGTTAAGAATTAAGTATGATACTGATACCGCTGGCTCTATAACTTCGTCATTCACAGGTACACCGTACAGCTCCACCGATTATGCGCCTGACGATAATTTTTATAAGCCTTTTGGTGCAGTTTTTGATACTCCCTTAAATGTTAGGAGAATAACTATAGAAACTATAGGTTGGGGTGATAATTCTTATATTTCTATTCTTGCGCTTGGGCATTGGGTTACGCATGGAGTTAATGTAACTTCACCGTTTACTCCACCTAGCTTTTCTCCTTATGAGTCGTCAATAAAAAGAAATAATAAGGGTAATTTCTTAATGACTGACGTTAAAAAAGTTACGCAAAAATTAAAAATTAATTTAACCCAGTTTAGCGAAGAAGATTTATATGCAGTAACAGACTCAGCGCAATATACTAAAATAAATGGTCAGCTAACTACCCACCCATTTATAGAGTATGCAGGTTACTTTATGTCGAGACACCCTTTCTTTTTTATGTATAACAATGGGAATGCAGCAATAAGTGGCGCTGATAAAATAATAGACCAGCAAAAAATATATTTTTGCACAGTTGACAAAGCGTTGAAGCAACCTCGATTTAGTTCGCCCACTCAGTTAAGCTGGACAATTGACGCTATAGGTTACATAGAATGACTGACCTTTTTACACCAGAGCACTTACATAATAGTCTGCATTCTTGGTTTGACGGGCAAGACCCTAACGGCAATGATAGGGCAAGCCTTCCAAGTGGTGACGGTGTTTCTTTTTTTCAAAATAAAGGAAAGTATGATAAGTATTTATTAGCAATTAATTCCAATGTTAATGATGATTATAATGCAACTAGACCGCAGTACTTATATGGCGGAAGCATAGTAAAGCTAGAGGTTACTAACCAAGGCGCAGGATACTCAATTGGTGGTGCTAATAATGGCGTAATAACAGATTTTGAAATTAATAAGTCTGGTCAATCGTTTACCTCACGTTCTAAAGTTTTAATAAACATTTCTATTTTGAACGGTCAAGTACAGAACGTAGCTAGCGTAGGTGGCTCTTTTGGTTATGCGGTAGGTGATGTGCTCACTGAGACAAGCGACCAAAATGGCGGACAAACAAACGCAGAATTCACAGTCACAGAGGTTACATATAGGGGCGGTTTTTTATTCAACTCTGAGCCAAGTCGTACTGACTTTTTTAGATCGAATAGTTTTCTACAAAACTCGCACCCACTCACAGAGATGACTTTTTATGTAGCCTGTAACTTGCGTTCGGAAACAGATACAAATGCTTATTTCAGTATAGAGGATTTAGGTGGCTATAACCATTTAAGGTTTATGAAAGACACAAGCAACGTACAGGCTTACTCTGAGGGCTTCGAGTATAAAGAATACGACGAAAACGATTATAACGGTGGCGCTACATATAACTCACCTGCCTTTAACGTCTTTGAAGGTAATGACCGTATTTTTATGCTACAACTAAGCCAAACAGTTACAGGGAAATTTCAGCTAAACGGAGGCAATTTCGGCACTGGCTACCCCACAATGAGATTTCCAGACGCTTTTAAGATATTCGCCATGAATGATATAGGGAATGACGGCTCTAAAGCGGCTAGGGGTACGATGTATGAGATGCTGGTTTTTGACAGGATACTAGACTCAGTAGAGCACGATAAAGTTATAGGCTACCTTGAGCACAAATATAAGCTCGATGTGCTACCTGCTGCGCACCCATATAAAACCTCAGCGCCCACTGTAAATACAGTACCGCCAATAACTGAGCCGCCAAACGAGCAGCCCGAAAACCCTGACACACCACCAGAGCCGCCAACTCCGCCACCAGAAAACCCTAACCCTGTGATTCCGCCAGTTGCAGCGCCTCCTACTCCTGATGAGGAGTCTAGTGGAATTTTATTCAATGGAGCGCACCTTTTATCGCCTAGAAAGCCTTTGCAAATGGTGGAAATGTTTTTAGATTTCTGTGATAACGAATACGGAAACAGTGATGACCCTAGCACCTGCGAAGCGGCTGCGGCTGCTGGTAATGAGTGCTATAACACAAGGTTTACTTGTCAAGACCCTATACACTTCAGGACTGATACGTCTGGTAAGTTATCCTATAAGTTTTTCAACGAGGTAGGCGAGGGCGTTAGAGGTAGAGCTGGCTATGAGCACGCTTACCCTGCGCTTGTATCGGTAACAAGTGCGCCTGTAGAAATAATACCAACTAAGGGTGTATCGGTAAGGGCTAATGTAACTATAAAGTTAAGAGACTTTTTTTCAACAGGGGCAGACGTTGACCCATACTTTGAAACTAGAGATTTAATAGCAATAGAGTCGGGCAGCTACTTTCAAAAGTTAATGCAGCGTAACCCATACTACATAGGTAGGACGATAAGGGTATATGATGGCTTTGTTGACCATCTTGGCAACTCAAGACTAACTGACGGTAAAAAAGAATATGTAATCGACAGTATGGCGCTCGACAAAGATATTCTCACAATAAAATGTAAAGACCCGATGACTCTAGGCGATGATTTAAAATCTAAAGTGCCAGCTCCGTCAGGGTTTTCTTTAAAAGCTAGTATCGGTCATGGTACAGAAAGCTCTATAGTTTTACAGATCGGCGGTGCTGATGCTACGGCGGCAGAGCTGCAAGCCGAATACGGTACTAGCGGTTTTGTAAGGATTGAAAAAGAAATTCTTGCGTTTACTAGAAGCAGTACTGACGCTCACATTACCTTTCATTCTAGCGGTCGAGGTGAGTGGGGTACAAAAGCATTAGTATCAGGCGAGACTTACGATGCTGGAGAGCTAGTACAGAACTGCGTTGCTTTTGGCTCTTATGACGGCTCAGGCAATGGGGTAAAGTTTAATGATGTAGCGTATGAGCTTTTAGTTAATCAAGCTAAAATAAATCCAGCAGTTATTAATAATGGGAGTGGCGGTGCATATTCGTGGGCAGATGAGAAAACTCTATGGTTAAATAGTTTTAGAATAGACGCTATTTTCAGCGAGCCTAAAGAAATAAATAGGCAGCTCGCAGAGCTAGGCTCGATGGTAGGAGTTAATCTATTTTATGAAGATAGAGCTGGTATGATAGTTTTGAAAGCCGAAACGCCTGAACTAGATACTAATAAACTTTTTACTATTACAGACAGTGAGATTGTAGAGGATTCGCTTAAATTTATTAACTCAGAAAAGGAAAGGATTTCAAGGGTTTATTATTACTACAACCTGCGCGACCACACCGAGGATAGAGATAAGCCAAAAAACTATCGTAACCTCTATGTTAATATAGACTCAGACGGTGAGCTGCCACAGGAATACGGCAAGGAGTCTAATAAAACTATTTTTGGGTATGGTATTAGCGACTCGTCTACAGCTATAACAGTCTCGCAAAGGTTGTTGAGTAGATTTAAAGCTACACCTAAAACTGTACAGTTTGAAATTGATGTGTCTAAGGCTAATATAAAAACAGGGAGTCACTTTAACCTCAACACTAGGCACATAGTTGATGAGAGTGGTATACCGCAGACTATAGAGATGCAGTGTTTAAGTATAAAGCTAAACTATAAAAAACAGTCTTACCAAATAAAAGCCAAGCAGTTTAGGTTTGGCACTGTAAACACAGCACCAATAGCGGCAAATAATGTGGCGGCATTTTCAACAGGTGGCGGCTCAGGTACAGAGGCTAGTCCTTATACTGGTATTAGGAAAACAACTCCATACTTAGCAGACGCAAACCAAATAACGGCTTTTATTGTAGATGGTGGCGAGGGTTTTCAGTCTAACCAGACTATAACGCTTACTCCTGCTGAGTCTGCTAGTGATGGCGCGAATACAAGAAACTTAACAATATCTTACTCACAGACTAACGGTAAGATTACATCGGTTACGGTTACTTCTAATACGAGTTCTGGCTCTATACCTAGCGCAGTGCACGATGGGTATGCAGGGCAGGAGAATCTAACAGGCGTTAGCTCTACCAGCACTCAACCTTTAATTATTAGAATTACAAAACAGCCAGCAATGTCAGGCGGGCAAGAGCCTTATAGGATTTCATAATGACAACACCTAGTTATAGAGCGATAGCAGACGCAGAGATAGCCTTAGACGCGCCAATAGATGAGGCGTTAATGACTGCGTTAGCTTATAATAGCCAAGCCTTAGTTGAGGGTGGGGCTAATGCGCCTAAATTGTCGCAAGCCAACCTAAAGCCTTCAACAGGCGTAACTTCTGAGCCTGCAAAATCTAGCCCTCATCAGTTAAACTCCGAGCGTATACTGCATCAAATAATAGTAGCTAATGGAGTCCAGAATGGAGCTGGTGGTCTCGAGGCTGCGGATATTGATTCACAAGATTATACTTTTATTAGGGCGGGTACTTATACGCTGAGAATACTTACAGGCAATAGTTTCGGAAGTACACCTGAGCAGGTAGGTGCTAAGGTTTATGTGCAAAACTCTCTAGTACATACAGTGGCTAACGCTTACCCTGCCCCTACTACGCCTGATTATCATAATATAACGGTAGCGGCAGGTGATACTATACGATTAAGATTAACAGGTGTATCTAATGGATCGTGGGACTATGGGCAAGCAGTTATGACAATTTACACAAGCAGCCAATTTTATGAGAATAGTGGAGTGGCTCAATATACTCAATACGCAGACGGCTCTGGAACAACTCACAGCTATTATCCACAAGTTCCTACATTTATAACTATAGCTGATAACTTATGACTACATACAAAGAAATTAGCCCTAGAGAGATACAAGTTGACGAGGAGCTTACTTGTCAAGTCTTTCAAAAGCTGCGCGATAATCCTGTTTCGGTGCATAGCGGTAATGAATCCTACTTAGAAAATTGTTTTTTACACGCTACCACAACAGCAGAAACAAAAGCGGAATTGATAGCTTATAGAAAGATTCGTATACAAGATACAAGTCCTGCTGAGGTTATACAGGGGCAGGTATGGAAGTGCAGTAGGAAGGGCGTATATTCAATCCATGTAACTGTATTATTAGACCCTAGTGATATTGATGTTTCTTTATTTGTTGATGACGAAGTTGTTATTAATAAGTTCGGTAATATCGAAACCGTAAACCAAATAGAGTGGGATTTTTGGCAGGAATTAGAGTTAGATGTAAATCAAGAGGTGCGTATTGTAGTATCTACGTCTGGCTCAGTTAATTCTGCGGTTGTTAATATGTATGCTTATGCAGATCAGAGGTTCGGGGATTATCAAGTAGTTTGCGGATTAGCAACATACCACAGCACTGGCACTGGCGATATAGGTATGGGAGTTACTCTTGAGGGAGATGAGTTTTAATGTCATATAGAGAAATAGCTTTAACAGAGGTAAGCGAAGGTGCGCCATTAACTCAAAACTTAATGCAGCAATTACGCGACAATCAAGAAGGCATTAAGAATGGTTTAGACGGTTATCCAAAGGTGACAGCTACAGCGCACCCACTAGCTACATCTACAGCTAACACAAAAAACAATTTAATTTTCTGCTCTGGTGTAGCGGCTCTGAGTAACACTCTCGGTCAATCAGGGCAATTTTCAGCTTTTCGTGCTGGCTCTTACGCAGTGCATATAGTTAGCTCAAGATTCTCAGGCGCAGCAATTAAGGCTGTACTATTAAAAAATGATGCTAATGTTGATGAAACAGCCGTTAGCACTAGCACAGTTGATAGCTGGTCGCAGCAGACTTTGGCAGAGGGTGACACTTTAAAAGTGCAGGCTAATAATGCAGCGGCTACATCAAGCGGGCAAGCGTTTATATTCATCTATGTAGATAACCCTATAGGTGACTCTGTAGGGCATAATATGGGGCTTTTTAGAGCAACACCACAAAACGCATCTAAAGCAACTATTTTGAATGACACTTATTAAGAGATTATTATGGCTACAGAAATTAAATTAAGGCGCGGTACTACTGCACAGCACACTACTAACAAAGGTGACGGAAGCCCTTTCACTGGTGCTGAAGGCGAAGTTACTTATGACCAAGAATTAAAAACACTTAGAGTACACGATAACTCTACTGCTGGTGGAATAGTGTTGGCTAAAAAGTCAGACGTAGAGGCTGAAGATACTTTAGCAGAGATGAACGATGTCAACTTAACTAGCCCTGCTGACGGCTCTTTACTTAAATACGACAATGCCTCTAGTAAATGGATAGACAGCTCTAACTTAACTGAGACAGCTACAGGCATAGACGTAACAGGTTCGGTAAGTGCTGATGGCGTTACATTAGGTGATGATGAGAAAATTCAGCTAGGTGATGCTCAAGATTTAGAGCTTTTTCACGATGGCACTAATAGTTATGTGCAAGATGTTGGAGATGGTTCATTAATACTAAATACAACCAACGGTGGCGGAGTTTTTGTTCAATCGGCTGGCGAAACAATGGCAACATTCAATAGTAACGGTGCAGCAAACCTTTACTATGACAATTCAGCCAAACTTTCTACTGCGGATACAGGCATAAACGTAACAGGTACGGTTACTGCTTCTGACGGTTTAACTGCTGACTACATTGACTTAACTGGTGGTGAATCTACAACAACTACAGGTACAGTTGCTTGTTCAAAAATAAAACTTGCTGACCCTAGCACTCCACAGAATGACGAGCACTTAATATACACAGAAGCAGACAGTGTTGGCTCACCTCTTACTAATCTAGTAATACACGCTGGAGATGATACGCACGAAAAAGTTATTTTAAGAGTTGGTAATAATAACGGCGGACACATTGATGCCTTAAAAGCTACGGGTTCAGGTGTAGATATAGCTTCTAGCTTAGACGTAACAGGTACGGTTACTGCTTCTAGCTTAGACGTAACAGGTACAGTTACTGCTGGTTCAAGCATCTCTATCGCATCAGATGCAGACACAACCGACCCACAGCCAGACTTAAACTTTTATAACAACGAAGATGACGCTGTAGGTCAGAGGATTGGTCAGTTTAATTGGTTCGGCAAAAACAACCTTTCACCCGCTGGACAGGCGGATATTAAATATGCTTGGCAAGAACTTAGAACTATTAATGTTACAGATGGTGAGGAGTCAGCCCAGCACGAAACTTGGGTGAAAAATGGCGCAGGTGGTCACACAAGAGTTTTACAAGTTCAGCCTACAGGCATAGACGTAACAGGTACAGTTACTTGTGATGAGGCTTTGACAATTTCATCAGATGGTTCGGGTGCTGACGCAAAGCCAGACATATTCTTATACAACAATGCTACGGCTGCAGATGGTGAAAGATTAGGTCAGATTACTTATTATGGTAAAAACTCTGCTACTGAAACTACTAACTACGGTTGGCACGAAGTTAAAACTGTAGATGTTACTGATGGCGTAGAAGATTCTGTAATGGAGTTTTGGGTTAGAAACGGAGCAGGTAATCATAATAAGTCGCTAACTCTTAATAAAGGCGGCATAGACGTAGCAGGAACAGTAGAAGCAGATGCGTTTAGCGGTACTGGTACTACTGCGATAACCGACTTTATTACCGATGTATCTACAAGTAATAACGATACAACTGTACCAACAACTGCTGCCGTTAAGAGTTATGTAGATGCTAACGCTGGTACTACATATACAATCGGTACTGGTTTAACTTTAAATGGTACTACTGTTAATGTAGACGCTGCACAAACACATATTACTTCTGTAGGCACACTAACCAGCTTAACTACTGGTGACACCACGATAAATGGTAATCTCGAAGTTAAATCTACTACTGCTGGGACTTATGGAGCTGACAGTAATTTCTTACCTGAGATACGCCTTAAAAGAGATGGCGGAGCACCCGCAGGTGAGGACGGTGACGTTTTAGGTGCTTTAGTTTTTGAAGGTGATAATAGGACTGGGGTACAAAAAGACTACGCTCGCATCGGTGTAACCATTAAAGATGACGGTACTGGTGTTACTGACGGGCGAGTTAAAGGCGAAATTAGGTTTGCTTGTGCTGACGGCACAGCATCACCTACATTAGAGCAACCATCGTGCAGCATTGACAGTACAGGTGTGCACATAAACTCTTACACCAATGACGGTGTTTCCAACGCTAACTACTACCACGTTGATAATATCAATTTAGCAGGTGTTGAAAGTGGCGGGTTAAAGTTTAACTCTCGCATAAAAAGTGATGCAGCCAATAAAACAACAACCATATTTTCTAAAGATATAACAGAAGATCACGAAATATCTGTTCCTAATGTGAGTGGTAGTTTAGTGGTTGCTGCCATAGCTGGCGGTTCTATTAATGGTGGTGGTGGGACATCCTCTCCAAAATCAACTTGGTCTGAGAGTGATTTTAGTGCTAACCCTAACAGTATGTATCTCCACTATAATTCAGATAACACTAACGATCTTACGGTTTCACCAGATTATCCTAGTGATAGTTTTGGCGATAGTTTTAAGTTTTTAAACGCATCTCCACTAGCCTCAGATATTATTATAGATTTAGATGGCTACGCAGGTTCATCGGTAGCGGTTTACGCGCTTGTAAAAACAGATGGTTCTCTTAATGCAACAATAAACACTGCATCACACACCACTATAACTGTTTCTAGTGGTGGCTTTGTTACTCTGACAAAAGTATCCTTTTCTGTCTATTTGGTAGAAGGGATAGGGTACACATACGCATAATGGACTTATCAATGGAACAGAAAATCGACAAGGCTCTAGCTAAAATAGAGGGTCACGAAAACGTATGCGCTGTGCGGTATGAGAATATCGAGAACATACTTGAGGAGCGAGGCACTAGGCTCGACAGATTAGAGGATAAGTTAGATGGACTTTATAAGACGGTTATCGGGTGCTCACTTGCTCCTATTGTTGTCGTTGTCGCTCTTATGCAGCTCCTCTAAAGCTCAAGAAGAACAAGCAGCTACGGTTGGCGACTTCGGCTCTAACAACCAGCAGAGCGCCGAGAGTATTGATAACAGGACAACTACGACCGTTACTCAGGAAGGCGCAGTAGTCAATACCGCTGTAGCCCCCAGCTCACCTGCTTATAATCAGGACGTATGTGTGTTCTCTGGCGGTGCTGGTGTACAGACTCAGATGTTTGGGCTTGCCATAGGTAATCCAATTCGAGATAATAACTGTGAGCTATTGAAGCTCAGTAAGCAGCTACAGGCATTAGGCTTGAAAGTGGGGGCTGTATCTATAATGTGCCAAGATCACCGAGTATGGTGGGCATTATATGAATCGGGTACACCCTGCCCCACTAATCAAGGACTTATCGGACAAGATGCTTACACCTTCTACAAGAATCGCCCTGACGCTGTTCCTGATCGCCCTATCGTTTACCGCGAAAAGCCAGACAGAGCTGCAAGACCACACAGCCGCCATAAACTCCCTAATCGGAAGTGAGGCTAACAATTTTATCTCGCAAATGGCTGAAAATATGGTCACTGGTGCTAGTGTCATCGTTGACCCCGACACTGGTGTCGAATACCACGTTACTCAACAGCAGCTTGATGCCTTTAATGCTGCCTATGATCTTGCCTTACAACAATCCACTCAAGAGCACCTTACTGGTCTGTTAATACAAGACCAGATAATTGGTCAACAAGTCGAGTTTGAGAATCAAAAGAATGCAATGATAGAGGAAGCGGAGCAAATGGCTGCCGTTACCGCTATCGCTGCCGAGATAGAAGTTGCCGATGAGTCAACTAAGATCGGTATGGAAAAGTATGCTACCGATAACGACCTGAGATCAATCAAACAAGAAACCCGCGACAACTACGCAGCCAGCATAGAAGGAATGGTTGTGGCTAGTCGCACAAAAAATATGCTTGAACAGTACGAGGGAGCAATAATTGAATCAACGACCTTTGTCACTCAGGCTTCTGGTACTGTTCAAGCATTCTACGATTCCGCATCTGTACAAATAGACCAGATGTATTTAAACCAACTTAACGTAGCTTGGGCTGGTGAGGTAGTGGGCGTAGAGAATGAGTTTTGGCTAGTAAATACAAATATGCAGGGTGAGTTCTACCCTGACCACAATATAGAGATGTTACCGTAATGAAAGCAGAACAGATAAGCACTTGGATTGGAATCGCTACTGCCTTTGCTGGCGTGGTAGCTTCGTTTGTCACAATGGAAACTAAGCTAGAAGCCCTCGAGGGCAAGATGGCTGAGATTTATAATGTCGAAGAAATACGCAGCTTAGAGAAGCGTTTGACAACCCTAGAGGTTACGCAGTCTAATAGCGATATAGGTCATATCCAAGCAACCATAGCTACAATACAGGGTGATATAAAAAATGTTGAAACAAAAGTTAGTGGAATCAAAGAAACGGATACAAGTGAAATTCAAAGCGGCGTTCGCGTCAATAAAAGCCGAATTAGCAATCTGGAAAGCAAGATTGAAAGGGTTATTTATAAGATTGAAAGAAGCAGTAAAAATCCGTTAGGTTAATACTATGGCTACTAAAGACCCAAGATTGACTAAGAATCGCTTAGAAGGTTTTAACAAACCAAAGCGCACTCCTAGCCACCCTACCAAGTCCCATGTCGTACTTGCAAAAGAAGGAAGTAAGACTAAACTTATTAGATTCGGTGAGCAGGGCGCTAAAACTGCTGGCGCACCTAAAAAGGGCGAGTCAGATAAAATGAAAGCTAAAAGAAAGTCTTTCAAATCTAGGCACGCTAAAAACATAGCCAAAGGCAAGATGTCTGGGGCTTATTGGGCTGATAAGGTTAAGTGGTAAAAACTTTAGTCGAGGTACTCGCTAGTAAAGGTATTAATTTAGGAATAGCATGAGCAAGAGCATAAAAAATTTACTCTCTCACTATCTAAAACCTCAACTTTTTATATTACAGGTTAAATGGTAATGGCTAAATTCAGAAAGGTAGCAAAAGATAAGAAGACAGGCGTTGCCAAGAAGTACCTGTCAGGCGCTAAGAACAAAGCTAAGAAAGCCGCAGAGATTAAACGTACTGCTAAAAAGTATGCTGCTGGTGAATACATTGACTTAAAAGCAGTTGAGAGATCGAGGACTGGAAAAGATGGCAGCAAAAAAAGCACCGCCAAGAAAACCACTAAGCGCAAGCGTTAAGGCGACTCTCAAGAAAAAAGCAGAGGGTACAAAGTTCACTCCTAGCCAGCTAGAGAAAGTCTACCGTAGAGGGCAGGGCGCATATCTAGGCGGCGGCTCTCGTAATGTTCCGATGGCAGCTTGGGCTATGGGCAGAGTTAATAGTTTTGTATCAGGGAAAGGCGGGGCTAGAAAGGCTGACGCAGATATAGCGAAGAAATCTAAAAAGAAAAAATAATCTTAGATTTAGGGGGATACATGGAAAAGAAGCTAATAGATTACTGTACTACTGACAAGCAGCGCGAAGTAATAAAGTTATATTTAGAGGGTGTATCAGAGAACAAGAGTGCAGAAATACTAGGCGTAACAAGGTCAGCCGTTCAATCTCATAAGCGTATAGTGGTACGAAGGGCAGCAGGGCAAGGCTACTCACCTAACCACGATATGATTCATACAGCGCCTAGCACTCACTTAGTTAAAGGTACTTCAACACTCTATTCAGAAGATGGTCAGGTCAAAGCCCAGTGGGTAAAGACCAATCTCAAACAAGAAGATCAGATACAAAGCATCAAGAACGCCCTCGATGAGTTCCTAGAAGATCACAAAAACAAATCCCCTAAAATACCCAAACCAAAGAAAAAGCTAAAAGA